GTCGCACTCTATCGCGGCTTTGATAAGGTGATTGATTGCGCTAACAGTCTTTCCCATACGACGATGGGCAACCACCACAGTAAAACGATGCTGCTCAATGGCATGGTGGATTTCCTCCTGCTGCTCCCTTGGCTCGTAAGGAATTACGATTTCCACTTAACGTATCCGCAGTTCAGGCACTTGTTGTTCACTAGGAACGCGCTGCATTGTGGGCAATTTACTGGCTTATAGCTCATTTCCGTCCTCCCCATCTCACTATGTGTTCTTGGGCTTCTCCATCCTTACCCGTTACCTCTGTCCTAGCTAGCTTGGGTATATGGTACTCACTCAGCTTGTTCATTAGGTCTAAGGCTTTGTAAGGATCATCTGCCGCTACCTGTTTAAGCCACTTGTCCATATTCGGCGCATTACGCTCTAGTAGGTTAGCAATAGCCTCCCTAACGATAGCAGTAGACTTATTCGGCACTCCTTTAGGTCTACCCTTACCCGCATTAGTTAATGTTGGGTAATTTTCTGGACTATTTGGCTCTACTTTACTGCTTTCACTTGTTTCCATTTTTGCATTATCCTTTGGATGTCATGCTATACCATTAGTGTTTCTGATAGGAATTATAAATACTTTCTTGTCTTAACTTCTGTAAACTACTCGAACAGGAGGATTTATGTCACCTATCGTTAATACTGAAGTTGCTATGCCTAAAGATATTTTTGATGCTTTAGTGCTACATGAGACTTATTGCGTTGTATCCGGCATTGAGTCAACTACACCAGAATCCGTCAAGCAATGGCTGTTTAATCGCTTTGGAGAAACTATAGCAGATAAGTTTCAAGATTCTTATCTCTTTAGTAACCAAGCGACTTAAGCAACTTATCGTCAATAACACCAGCGTAAGGCTTCATCTGCATAGCTCTGATGTCGGCTTGACTCGGCTTAGTCGGATCGGCAATCCCTCGCTGTCGGACAACTTGTGGCAATAGCTCAAAGATTGTTCTGTTTTCTTGCAATCTTCCCAAACCTTGCCCCGGCACACCCCTTGGATACGATGGATGTCCTGATACGGCTACGATTGGGCTTCCTGCAAATATTTCCCCGATATTCATGATGCCAGCATCAGCACTCATTAGCTGTTTCGGATCAGCTACAGCCAATCTCGCCTCACCAATGCTCAATCCCCCAGTATTCCTGAAGTTCGTATCAAGCGCATTTTTCAAGGCTTTCCTAGCTGAATCTGGCGCACCCCTAAATTGTTCGACGCTTTTATCCGATGCCAAGCCAGCCCAGTCTGGGATGAAGTTCTTTATTTCTTTGTCAACTTTCGTTTTTTCTTTTTTGTTTAATGCGCTGTTGGCATAAGACAACATCGTCTCGCCTGTCATCGTCGCAAAGTCTCCACCAGATGGAGCCATTCTCCACGGGATATATAACGGATTTTGCTTAGTTTCTTTCTTAATCAGTTGAGCATTTTGCATGATCTGGTTTACTGGATTCTGACCAGATGCCCAAACTTGACCGGGGTTATAGAACATATAGTCCTGACCACCTAGCAAGCCAATCGGCCTTTCCAGCTTTACCCCTTTGACTTCCACCAACTTACCACCAGCCGCCGTCCTATCCGACATTGACGTTATGAACGGCCTACCTGCAAACTGGCTTAAATCAACGGTAGGAATCTGATTCGACGCTGTTGGGTCAACTACTGTCGTTAGAGACCGCAGTCTTTCTTGTTCTAGTTTCCTTGGGTCAAACCGTGGGTCAAATGCACCCTGACGAAACAAACCACTTTTAAGTGAACCTTTTGGAGCCGTACCGATAGAGCTACCACCCATGCCAGCAGCCGCCACGTTGATAGCTTCTTCCGGGCTGACATCGTAGCCCTTAGCCGCTGTAACCGGGGTAGATACGGCCTTGGCAAGCTCGTAAATGAACTGAGGGGCAATCAAGCCCTGATCTTTGCTATATCTTGGCAACAGAGCTAGACGCTCCTCCATCGGAACCATGCCGAAAACTTCTTTAGTCTGACGCTCGACAGGTGATAAAAGACCGTTAGCCATAGATAGCCTCGTACATATCGGCGCGATTCTCTAATATCCACGCCCTCGGTTCTTCGTGACATTTCTTGAAATCAACACCTACCGTCTGGCTTCCTGCATGATGCACATAAGCCCTGCTGACGAAATGCTGATAACCCGCCACGTTCAAGTCATGGCATATTATATTATCTGAATACCAATTAGTACTCGGGAACTTAGCCACTTCCCATGCTTCCCGGCTGATACTTGCCCAGATCGGCGCAATTACCGGAGTTACCTTAATCTGCTGCTCACTTGCCCATCTAACCCCGTCCCTTGAATCCTTTTCTGACGGGAATCTAATGTTCTGATCCGGCAACACATAGTCGCTTCTAGCCCCTAAAAAACCGACTTTGAAGCCTCTTTCCTTCAAAACCGCTGTATCTTCCCGCATTAACGATAGCGTATCTGGATTAAGAACCACATCATCGTTAGCTAAAATCAATGAGTCAAACTTGCCATGCTCAAAGGCATAGTCACAGGCTGCGTTATAAGCATCTCCGAAATTGGTAGCAGGATTGGGTCGGTAGATAAGGTTTTCTGTGATCTCTCTTGCTCTTGCCCAGAGTCCAAGATTATTACTACATAAGTACACGGGTAACTTGTCACCATAGCAACGAATAGACTCCAGCAGCACCGTTATGCCGACATTGTTTACCGTACAGATTACGATTGCTTGCATATCGCCCAAAAGTATAAGTCTGCAGGGTTATAACTAGTTATAAATTCATATACTTCAAACTTACTCAGATCGCAGTTTTCCCTAAAGTCCTGCTCCGTTAGGTTCCGGTAGTAGTCCCCGCAAAATGGCGCATCGTCCGGGCTTGTGCGCCTCGTTCCATGTTCAGCCCTACCCGTAGTAGCACAGCTAAAGAAAACCAGCCCTGAAGCCATCCTGACCATGTTATTGAAGGTCTTTACCCACTCAGGGTTATGCTCAAAGCACTCGCAGCTAGCAACAACGTCAAAACTATCGTTAGGGTAGTCCAGTTCCTCACCCCTAGCCACCACATCAACCCCTCGTCCCTCGCCAAGATCAACCCCAACATAATCGCAGCCTACAAAGAATTGACGGATGGAACCGTTAATGTCCAGACTTCCTACTTCTAATACCTTGGACTCAAAGAAATACTGTGGGAATTGTTTTTTGACGCTAGCAACAAAGTCTAGCTGGCTCTGATGGCTCATTTTTTCTTGTTTCTTGCGGATATTGCGGCTGCTTTAGACTTAGCATCAGCCTTAGAACTAGCTCCCCATGCCTTCAGGCTTAGAAGTAGTCTAGTAGGCTCACCGTTAGGCTTACGCTCTGCTCCGGGCATATTACCCATCCTTGCTAGGAAGCTAGCCCTTCGACCAGAATCCCCAGATTTCAATGGAGGCTTCAGATCAGCACCCTCAGTTCGCTTAAAGTACTCTCTGCCAGCTTTATTTAAGCCGCCTTTAGGATTTTGATGCTTTTTAGCAACCATTGTTTGCCCTCAATGTTTTTACTCCGGCCTTTAATGGAGCCGAAATAGCTAAATCCATTGGAACTCCAACACGAAGTCTACGCATTAAAGTTGCTGGCTTTAAGTTAGCTTTTCTTGCAATTTCAGAGATCGTTGCTTGTTTTGGAGTTTTTAAAATTTTTACAGCATTTTCAGGGCTAACTTTTTTTGCAACAATTAGTTTCCATAATGCTTGATAAGGAACTTCAGAATTCATAGCAAGACGAGATATATTCATAGTCTCGCCATTAAATGTTATCAAAACATTATTTCTTTTGTTTTTACCTTGCTCAAAAGAAGTTGCCCATCTTACATTTTCTGGTGAATAGCCTTTATTAACGTCAATACGATCTAACGAAAGTTTTTTACTTTGCCTTAAACCAACATCATTTAAAAAGTTCCAAAACCCATCTTCCCCATGCCATTGGTCGCAGACTTTTATTCCTCTTGCTCCGTAATTTTTATAATCTTCACATTTTTCTACATAACATCGGCGAAACAAATTCTTCCAGACATTGTAAGTTATTACAATTTTATCAACATCGTCTTTTAAAAATTTGTTAGACATTCTTCCCGGCCTTCTTAGTCCATGCTGCGGCCATTTTTACCCCGCTTCTGCTTACCCATAGGAATCTTGATCTCGATTTCTATCTCATTAACACCGTTCTTTTTCTTTTCTTTTTCTTCGTCGAGATACTC